AACTCCCTGCTTGAAGAACACCTGATGATCCTGTTATAATCGGTATGTGTTCAGTAGATCCAATTTTACCATCATTAGTAATACTTCCGTGTGTGTGACTTGATGGCGTTCTCGAATCACTTAATCTTCCATCGTTTCCCTCACAGAACGTGTTTGCTTCAGTTCCAAAACTCCCTGCTTGAAGAACACCTGATGATCCTGTTATAATCGGTATGTGTTCAGTAGATCCAATTTTACCATCATTAGTAATACTTCCGTGTGTGTGCTCTTCAAGCGTTCCATCCGCGCCTTCAAGCTGAATTGGAACACTCCATTCTCCAGCAGGTGGTAAGTCACCATCTGGGAGTTTAATTGCAACGCTCATCCATAACTTATTTGAATCGGGAACGGGAGGCGTATTGCTCCATGTTGCAGGAGTACCATTTCCAGTTGGTGTATCGGGGATTGTTGCGGCACGTTTAAAGATAAAGTGATACCAATTGCCATCTGTAACGACATAATCTAACACAGACCAATCATCCACGCCGTTTCCGACTTTATATTTCCCGGTGTCGGTTTCGTATCCCCATTCACCTTCCGCAAGCACAGGATCAACCGATATCCAATTAGCCGCCAAATCCCTTCTTAATTGTATTTGATATGCCATTTTATGCTCCTCCACAATCAATCTGCTGATTGGCTATATAATTGGATACTGCGTTCCCTCCGTCAAGAAAAGCGGAATCGTTTAATTCCATATGACACCCGGCAGTGAATACATTCTCAATAATAGCCCCGATTCCGAACGCCTGCCGTGTGGTTTCTTCCAATCCTCGATTACCAAGCGTTAAACACTTTAGAGTATTTCCATCAACTTCCTGTATTTCAACGATTTCTCTTGTCGCTCCCTCACGAATCATCGCCCTGAACGGAGGATTTGGGAATACTGCCCCGGAATCAACAGGAATATTAACATCAGTTGAATCGTTAATAGCGGCAGAAAGGGTTGAGTTGGCGAAATTAGCCGCCTGCAACCGTGGCATTTCAATCAGCTCCCATCTGCGAATACCGTGTTAATAACGAACTCAATCTTATCTCCCGGATTCAAGTTTAAAGGGAGAAAGGAGCCGCGCAGAAACAGGTATCCAGTCGTATTACTTTCATGATTAAACAATCCAACCTCATTAATCGCTTTTGGCGTAGAATCACAAGTAAGCTCACCAACAACTCTGTAAGTGTTAAAGATGCCTGATTCGGGCGTAGATTCAACAACCGAAGAAGTGCCGTCTGTTCTGGCTTCTGCACCCGGAACTTCAAGTGTTTCATCAGTAATCTGAGCGGCTGTTGCTCCACCCGTTCCCCAATGAACCCATTTTGGCTCGGTGCTATCTCCTTTGATTCTGTCTGCAATGATTTTAAGACCATTGTTTACGATTTTTACTATATCTGTCATGTTAATTTCCTCCTATAAATTTCTTTATTTTGTAAGCAATACGTTTCAACGGGTTCCTGCTCCAATAAGCAATAACCCCTTTATCTTCTACTGTACCGTCTGCCCTGATAACCTTAGCAGATATCGAGGCTTCTTTCATTGCTGCATGACTTTCAATCATTTTACTCTCCTACCTGTTCGATGTATCCTCTCATGTTCACAAAGGCTAATGTATCGGTTGCATGGGAAGTTACTTGTACCCGAATCTTTGATAATGCCGGGAAGATAATCGGTGTACCAAACACAGTGATATCAGATTCGTCTTTCACGAACCCACTATAATGGGGGGCATCTCTCCTCCAATATGGAAGTGGGATGACTTTGATATCTCTGTTCTGTTTAATCTGTTCCAGTCTGATGACTAAATCATCTACCGTGCTAAAAGTTTCGACTTCATACTCTGACATGCTTTTAACCGCCCTTATAACCCTAGTAACCGCTTATTAAACGGCGCTAATCCCGGAGTTTTACCAAACACTGTATGCAAAAAGTATCGCTCCTCATCCTTGGTATGGTCGTTCTGTTTAAGTGGTTTGTCTTGCCCTTGTGCCTGAGCTCTAACATCCCAAACATAACCCCCATACTCTCTGATAGTTTCTTTACAACTTCGATGTATATAATATCTCCCCTGATGCAACATTGTTGCCTGTGTCCGAATACCGTCCAATACGGCATTGTCTGCTTCTATCACATTATGGAACCCGTCTTTCCTCAATTGTGCTTTGAAACTGAGCGCGGAAGGATCTACAATAATCGCACGGGGTTTGATGTTACCAAGAAACGTCTTCATATCTTGCGAATATTCAACATCTGTCTTTTGTCTGCCTTGCACCGTATAATCGTAATAATATTCACGTTCTTTCCAAGCAAGATCGTCTTTTACTCCATACAACCCAAATGCAGTCGGGTTGTTTGTTCCATAATCTACTGCAACATAATAGGCTGTTGGTGAAGCAGGAGGTAAATCAATGACATGCCGTGATTCATCAAACATATCATACACGGCTCCTTCTGCCATTACCCATAACCCTTCGATATACCGTTTATACCATAATCCAGTATATTCCATTTTGAGTTGCTGCACAAACATGCGGTCAAGAAATGGATTATCGTCAATCCTGAATGGAATATGTTTTATATCAAGATCAGTTGTATCAATGAACTTTTTTAACCAGTGATACGGGGATTCGGGGTTAGAAGTGCCATCAAACTTTGCACCGGGTTTATCCAGTCTTGATTTTAACATTTGGAAAAAAGGTTCCGGCCACGTACTCACTTCATCGCCCATACAATAAACAAGCCCGATACCCTGTATTTTAGCTACTGCGCGATCATCGTTTGCACCGACCACATACGCTGGACGCCCAAATAAATCTATCTGGTTGCCTTTTCCATACAACCTTGATACATTATCTGAACCATATAACGCACGTAATGGTTCAATCACGTTTCTGATAAGTGTGCGTTCTGTTTTACCTACAAGCATGAAGTTACCCGGCCCTTGATATTTCACTCGTAACGGCAACAGAAAAAAAGAAGCAACGGTTTTACCGCTTCGGACAGAACCAGTAAGAAGATTCCATCGTGCATTAGCTTCACGGAGCACATATTTTTGTTTTTTTGATAACGCCTGACGTTTATATACCATCGTCTTCATCGTCTCCGAATGCTATGTTTCGTTCCAATGCTGCAACAAGTTTGTCAAGACGTTGTCCTTTATCTGTATCTTCAACCACTTCTGTATAACCCCGTGTTTTCCCTATAGTTCTCAGAACCAGATTAATAGCCCTGAAATCTCCTTCATTAACCATCCTGCTCAATTGTGTTTCTGCCATATCAATAGTCATTTCGCGTGCTTCTTCTACAACCTGCCTGACTTTTTTAACGGTCTGTGCCCGTCTATATATTGTCCATCTCGCAATACCAAGACGCCGGGCTGCAGCTGTCATGTTACCCCGAGAAGCCCATAACGCTTCAATAATTTCTTCATTTGAAACTACACGCCCGGGTAGTCTTGTCATTGTTATCTCCTCTTCTTTATCGGTTTCAGATCAAACTTTATGGTGTCTGTATAATCATTATCAAAAACACCCATATCTTTGATGTATGCAAGGGTGGCTCTTTCATCATCATATTTCTTTACCATCTTGTATCCTTCATACTCTTCTCTGTTCGTTGTATAATATAAAACATTCCTTAAAAGTGTCGTCTGTTTTGAACTGCAAGGTAGTGTTCTCAATGGTCTGACATTTGCCATATATTTTCTCAGGAATTTTTCGGCTATTTTGGTGTTAAACATATTATCTAAACTGATATCATAACGTTCATGACGCATAGGTGTAAACATTTGATAATCCAGATTGGTAAATTTAACACGGAACGCCCCTGCATTATCATAGATCGGCGGTATCTGTCCAAACAACCCGTCCCATTCTTCCATAGTATCAAGTCCCGTTATACAGAACAACCTTAACCTGACTTTGCGGCGGGCAGCCCGGAGCATAGCAGCTACAAATTCTGAATCAGTAAACGATTTTCCATACTTTTTTCGGCGTTCTTCTGTTGCAAACTCTATTCCTAACCTGTATATCGACCCCTGCCTCAGAGGAGCCTTTAAAAAGTCTTTCAGCATGATAGATTGTGTTGGTCTCGATAAAAACCCCGCAGAATCGTTTGTTACAATAATACAGTTTGGGTATTGAGTAAGCACCTTGTTTACTCGGGCTGGGCTATTTGTCTGATACGTATTCGTCCAAGAAGTCACACAAAAACTACACTTATTCTTACACCCCACTGATCCCCAATAATATCGACCTCCTTTACTCACATTTGCTACAGGCACGTTTTCCCATTCTATAAGATTCGATGGATGAATAATTTCGTCTTTGCCCTCCCACGTGACGCACTTTAATTCTTTCATTTCATCAATAGACTGGCATTTCAGGAGTTCAAATCCCTGACCAATATTTACATAATCCCCAAACAAGAACCAGAGTTTGTAATAGACTGCAGCATGTCCTCCTATCATTATGATTTTATTCGGGTATTTGTTCCTCACTTTTTCAGCAAACCCAAGATCATGGACATCACATACTGAAACCAGCAGCATATCTGCATCTTCAGGTTCTACGATTTCGTGCCCGTAAAACTTGGCTATATGGGTAAGCACTGATACCGTATACTGGATATGATCCATTTCCGTATTACATAATATTGCGAATTTCATCGGCAACCCTTGCAGCAAACTTTTTCATGAGTTCTTTAGCCTTTTCGTTTTCATTAATCCCTTCTTCAAAAAAGACATTAAAATGGTCGCTATCTGTCGTTTTATCGTCATATTCAATAGGTTCATCAATATGTTTAAACACAATCAGTTTGCCTATGATTATAGGCATAGATTTTCTGGCGTATTCACCGGACACGGGAGAAGTCCCTTCAACTTCGTTATGTATCTCGGGGATATCGTCTGCTATACCATACTGATCCCTCATATCTTCGAGCAATTTTTCCACTATCTCGGATTCTAACTCGACATCTTCCATCAGTTCCCTGAGCGCTTCTTGATCGGCTTCTATCATTGCCCCGATAGGGTCAAAAGTAAGCATAGCTTTATTCTCTTCTTCCTCAGAAAGATCCACATATTTCACCGGCACGGACTCTTCTTTATTTTTCAAAGCTATTTCGAGCCTTAAATGTCCATCAACAAGATTTCCGGTTCTTTTGTTCACAATAATATCCCGAATCCATCCTATTTCGTCAAGCACTCCCGCCATAACGCTTTCTTGATATTCAGGATGTTTCCTCCAATTTTTCGGGTTCGGTTTAAGCTTCTTTGGCTCAACCGTGCCCGATTCAACGATTCTATTTGAAAAACTCATTTTGCGTCACTCATCCTTGCGACTAATCTGTTTTACTTCTGTTTTTCTATTATATAACCTTATCGTCACAATCTGTTCTCTGTTACGAGTTGGAAGTATAACTTATCATCTTTAGAATCATATTTTGCTTTAAGCAGCTTCAACTTTTCGGTCATAAATTCGATATACCGAATTATGGTCTTTTTACTTTTTCGGTAATTTATCCTTTTAATAATCCACTTAATCAGCGCTTCTTCACTCAATCTACCTCCATTTTTGAGTTGTGGATGTGTCATTATCGCCCTGACCACCTTAGCTTTTGGTCTATCGGGTTCGCCCACTTTATCGGTGATAGTTTCATCAAACACCCATAATCCTTCATCTTTCAGCAATTGTTCCAGTTCGTTCCAGTTATTAGCATCAAAAAGTTTTGTTTCCCACCCTTCCCCTTCTTTAACTGCAGGACATTCTGCAATATCATATTCTTGCAGTTTCGGATGATAGCAGGTGATAGAGAATATATCTGGCCGATTCCACTTTATATCCCACCCCCAGTTCCACGATGCGTGCTGACATCTTTTGCATGATCTACTTTCGCCATCATACCTGAGTATTACTTTCCTGAACCCGTAATAATTTCTTTCATTTTCCTCACACTCTGCCTCATTTTGTCTAAAACGACCTGTGGGGTTAGTTTCCATACTGTTTTCCCTTCATTTTGTCTTCCGTTTCCCGATTCGTTAATTTTCTTTTGATTTATCTATCACCGGGGCATTAGGTTGAATTTTTTGTCGTTCATATTATTTAAAACCCTATGTTGTCTACCCAATCTTAAATAAAATCCTAAATTATCAATCTCTTCTATTTGCTCTTCTTTTTCCATTTCAATCCCTCGTTGTGTTCGAATTTTTTTCCTCAATTATGCAGACGCCAATCTCAATTCCGTTCATTCTTTTACCTCCATTCACCATTTCACCCGATTTTCTCAGACTTCATCAGGACAAAAACACTATATATATATACAAATTATGACCTAATTATCTCCCCATAATATGCTCCGATTGAGCTATACCGCTCAGTTTACCGCGTGATCCGGCATTCCGCATCTGCATAATGCCCCGAATTATCTTCTGGGCATTTTCCGTCTGTATTTTTTGATTTCGTGCCCGGAAATTGTATTTTTCAAAATAGCCCCAAATGCTACTTGGTAAAATAACCAGTTTAATTAAGTCGTCCTCACGACCACCTATTGGTGCTACTCTTAAACACATATTTATTACTTCATCATACTTTATCCTGTCCATTATATAGTTATACTCTTTCGCTTTCTCATCGTCACCCATATCAACCGCATGTTCACGCATCGCCATGAAATATGGTGTCTGAAAATCAGAACCCACAATAAACATGATATCATAAAAATCTACATCTAAACCCCTCGATACTACTGAATTCAAATACACGATGTTCGCACGACCAGAATGGTGGTTCTCCAATTGTTCATACAAATCCTCATTGCTCGATATTATAGCGCCCGCACCTAAAGTCTGTTTCAAATCCAATTGTTTCTCTTTTGTGGGTGTCGCTATCAATACAGGTGTTTTTAATCCTCGGCGTTTCCGGTTTTCATTAATGATACCATGCAAAATACGTTTCATCTTGGTCGTGGATGCTCCTTCTATCACATAAAACACGAAATTGTTTATATAACGGAACGCTTCACAATTCAATATCCTGCAATCCTGCAAATCATGTTGTCTGTGCAAATCATTGATAAATAATTCTCCTGCCGTCTGGCCTATGATTATCATTTTTTCAAACGGGGTAAATGTAAATATCCGGCGTTCAGGTATGGCAAACAAAGTGCTTCTCATTTTCCCGATCCACTGAAACCTACGCAAATGATTATTATAGATAAAGCCGGTGCATAGTTTTTCAATGGTTTCTTTGTGCTGCACCGGAAAACTCATGATATAATCGTGTATCTTCTCTACAAGTTTTTCTTTTTGATTAAACTCGATATCATCAAGATATTCTACTGATTCCAGTTCTGCGACCAATCTTGATTTAAGTTCTTCTTTCTTATAATCTGCAGCACGATTAATATATGTCACCCATTTTATCACGCCATTTATAACCCGAATTATTTGATTATCTCTCTTTTTTGAAGGGTTTTTGTTGATTTCGGGATCGCTTATCATCGTTTTGAACTCGTTAAGATGTGTTTCGCTTACAGAACCCAACAGAGCCCTCATATTCATGATCCCACGTCCGATTGTAACTTCAGCAAGTGTTAATTCATTTGGATATAGCCCGGCTATAGTGATATCTTCATCAAGTATTATGAGGGATTGTGGAGGTAATGCTTTATCAGGCTGTTGTGTTGTTAAAAAATAAGGAACCGCAAAAATAAAATCTACATGATTTCTGGCTGATAATAACCCTTGGTAAGGACATACATTGTAGTTATGCAGTATATCGCCTGTAAGAATGGGTTCTCTTTCAACCAAATCACGTATAAATTCGTCCAGTTCAGCTTTTGTTTGGTGTATACCGTCCTCTTTATAGACAATGTTATACTCACAATCAAAACAATCCTGTTCGAACTTACAGACCTTGTCTTTACCGCCGATATGGGCTGCCGTCTGACCTTCTTCTCTGATATGCTTAAATATATTCAGGGCATGTTCCAATACACTATGACGGGCTGATATGAAGGCTCCACTGCGTTCTGTTACAAGATGCGCAACCACTTTGTGGGTTTTTCCTGTTCTCGGATACGCTTGTATCAGGAGTGCATCACATGACGGCAACTTATCGGGTAGCATAGCAACTTTTTGGATTTCAATATCTCCTGTTGCAACTGGTTTTTTACCAATTCGGGTGAATTGTGGCGTTTCAAGTCCTTCAAGTTCGCATGCTTCTCTGATTTCATAACCTCTATTCTGCAGGCTACCGGGAACACATTCACCACATTCGATATACCCATGTTTCATGAGCAACGCATGAATCCAGTTTCCGCCAGAATTACACCGAAAACAGAACCACACATTTTTGTATGTATCCACAGAATAGTTTTTACCGCCTGTAGACCCGTGAACAGGATGCGCACCTTGATATTCGGTTCCTTGTTTTACGGGATTGTCTGGCGGTAAAATGTCCATAATATCGTGATCACGTGAAAACTGGTCATAATCATATTTAGGAGGTAGTCTGGTCTGTGTAGGATGTAGTTTTTTGCGTAAAGGACTCAATATGGATTCTAATATGTCAAGATCAAACTCTTTAATATCGGTATCATGAACTACTGTATATGGTATTCCTGATGGATGTATAGATGGTGGTGCAACACAGAACCCTTTTTGTCCTGCACCATAAAAATCCCCAATATGGTCGCCGGTGTTTGGGTTGTATAACGGGAATTTCCCGTGCATTTCAGGACATTTGATATAGAAATGGTATTTTTCGCCTTCTCCTCCTGTTTTCACGGTAAAAGTATCTTCAAAATAGTGTGCAATACCTAACTCTTCAAACACTTCAAACTTGTCTGCATCAAGAATACAATACCCGTTTACCGGAATAACCCCGATATTGCCTTTTCTTCTAAGATGCCGTTGAATTGTTAAAGAATCATGAGAGAAATTATTTGTTTGGAGATAATTAGCATCAATAGGATTTTTACCTTTTGGAACCACTCTAATAAACCGGAACCCTTCAAAACAGACTTTTTCAGGGATAGAAAAAACGAAACCTTTATATTCTTTCGTGTCCATTATATTATGTGGTGGTTGATCCATATTCAATCTCCTCTCATTTATTCCCCTCTCGGCTGGATCAGGAGTTTACCCCCACTCCTTTTCCTTTCCGTTTGTGCGCAATACACTATACGTTCTTGATTCTTATAATGATTGTGATGTTATAATTTCGCATTGATTTTTGCTTTGTAACCATCTAATAACCCAAGAAATTCGATTGCCCGGGCTTCAAGTTCTTCTTTATCAATAACGTATATTTTACCTTGCAATCCTTGATTTTTCTGTTCATAGGGACATAAACATATAATCACGCCCTGTTCTGGCGGCGGGTTGATTAAGAGACTATACGCTCCAAGCTGAACAAAGTGGTTATCATGAGCCTGTGCAGAAGTTTTGATATCTGCGATTGTCCATTTAAAATCTCCTCCATTGACCTTCATAGTTGCAGCAAGATCATAGGTTCCTGCATATCTATGTTTTCTATGGATTTCAGTTTGTTCAACATCGATTCTACCGGGTTGTATTTCTATTGTTCCCGATTCAGTCAAGTCATCGAACTGCAATTCGGCTATTTCACACAAATCTCTGGCATTTCCGGGCAGTTTTTTATATTCGATATCGGGATCGGGCAATGAATGTTTCACCAGTTTTTTGAGCACTCTATAATGAACCAGTGTTCCGATACCTGCAGTTTCTCTTGATATTTTTGCGGCTTCTTGTTCTCCTATCCGGCGTTTCCATCGCCATAACCATGATTTATCCATCATTTCTGAAATAACAGTTGTAACTCGAGGACATTTTTTCTTGTCATATTTCATTGAATCACCTTTCTCTCTTTATACCAACCGTTTCTGACTTGATACTGCTTTAATCCGTGCTTCAGCAATATTTCCTTACCTCTATCCACGAATCGCATAAATTATCTGGTTCAATTATGTAATTATATTTATTACACCAATCGAGGTGTAAATATCCGTGATCGCATGTATCACAACATTTGCATATTTTGGCTTTCCTAAACTTAGGTGGGCTGTCTGTCATAATCACTTCTCCCGATACGGTTGAAATTTGTGTAAAGGACAACCTGTAATTTGGCAATCTAAAGCACCATCGGTATAGAATCCCATACACTCGTAACATTTCGCCCGAATCAGTTCTCGTTGTGTGCAGTATTCACCGCGCTTAAATTTCAAATATTCTCCTTTTCCGGCTCTTCTTGGTAAATAGTCAGTCATACAACTCAGTTTTTGTTTTGTGTATTTGGTCGTTTGTGAGGAGGTAGTATCCAAGACAAATTCCTACATAAACACACTCTTCTTGACTATAGTTCCATTCTACGGCTTCTTTTCTTATTTCTTCAACCAGTTCGGGCATTGTTTGACAATATTTATCCAACGCATCGAGCATCTTGTTGATTTTTACCAGTTGTGTATCACTGATATCAAGTATTTGTCGTGGACTAAATATTCCGGGGTTCATATTCTTACCTCTACTTTTGCATCAGGGAATAAACGACAATGCTTTAAATAAATTCCAACAAATTCTACAAGTGATTCATAATCCCCCCATCCATTAGGAGGATTATATTTTTTGTATTTTTCTGGATTTGCTTTTAACCGAGCAAGTCCTTCTTCTAATGGTTTGATTAAATCTTCTGCATCCCAGATATCTATTTCCTCTGGATGCCACAAATGTTTATAGATTCCTGCGGCTTCAGCCATTTCACCCAAGTTATGAGTAATATTTCTACTATACACTCTGTGATAGAGATATACATCAAGACTCATTTTTCATTTTCCTCCTTTCTGATAGCTTTTAACCATTCTTTCATCAAATTTTCGGTTTTCCGCGAATATTTGAGTCCGATTCGGTCACAGGCCTGTTTAAAATCGTTATAAGTTTCGGTGCAGATCATCATATTCGCTGACGTTTTATTGGTCTTCTTCAACATAAAGGTTTTCCTCCTGTTTCAACTTTCGATACTCCCGAAATACCCAAATAACCTCATCCAATCCACCAACTATTCCAACACCTTCTGCAAGTGCTCCTTTATACTCTTCTCGAGCCAGTTCTTCAATCTCTTCATCTGTGCTATCTGCAGTTATTTCATCAGGAATATCACAGAACCAATCGTCTGCATGCCATAATCCACCTACTTCAGTTATAGAAAACACATATCCCCGATCAATTCTGATCCGTAACTCTTCCAGCAAATCAAAAGTTTCTTCACTGAAATCACCAATCCAGTTGGAACCGTTCCATTCTGTGTAATATCCTTTATAGATTTCTTGTATATCGTCCTCAATTTCCTTTATTCCGGCTTCCAACCGTGTGGCATCGATATCGCGGGGTAAAAAGATTCTGTCTGCTCTTCTGTGCCAGAACCGTTCGGGGATACCTTGCCCGGTCATTGTTTCAATATACACTGCCCTGTTATCCCAATCCAGAACCAGATAAATTGGCGCCTGCTGGTTACGGTTATAGGGATCACTTTCTACCAAACTGCCCGAATACTTGTAGTCTGTAACTGCAAATTTCATTTTCAAAGGGCCGCTTTTTGATTTCACTTTTTCTGTAGCAATTTTACAGATTTTACAAAGCTGGAACATAGATCCTTCATGAACCAATGTTCCGCATTGTGGGCAAAAATGTTTATTTTTCATTTATTCCACCATCCTGAATCCCTGACCTACGAGATTTTTCAGCCATAAATAGAGAAAGTCGTTCAGTTTGCGTTTCATTTTTACATTCACGCCCGATTCAGAATACACTCTCTGATAAATTCCAACAGCGCTCTGCTGATATGTCAAAACTTCAACTGCTCGTATCCGGGGATATATCTGGATTTCCATGTCTGGATCTGCCATCACATCGTTGTTTGAAATGTAATTATGAGCCATTGCTATCCTGTATCCGTCTGCCTCTGCAGGTGACAAGATGTCGATATTCAATGCCATATAGGGTTCATTTTCAATTTTCTTATGTAACCCCGTAAAATTAGGAAACCCCGTATCATTGAGGATTCCTATTTTTATCAACAAATCAAACATATCTTCGTATTTGGTATTTAGTGATAATAACATTTCAATCACTCATATGTCTTTATGGTTTCCCGGCTGTGCCAAGGTTCATGACACTCTCTGCACCGCTCAAATGTTTTCCTTCCGGCTTGTGTCACTACAGATGGCGTGACCCGTTCTGCCGCATCCTTAGCCCCACATTTGTGGCATGCGTGCACTACCCAAGGTATTACATGGGTAAAGTCGGTATGGTTTCGTGCCTTCATTTTTTTTTCTCAACCTCGTTTTTTTGTAGATTTGTCTACAATATCCTTTAGGAGTCCTTCTTTTATATACTTATCGGTTTGTATCTGCCCCCTGAATTGGGCTTATTTCCCGATTTTACAAAAGATTTGCTTGGCAACATCTTATATAAAGGTATGTATCTACCAAAACAAATAATATCAATTTGGCGAGTTCGGGGTTTTACCGCGCGGGACGATTTTCACGATTTCACGATTATCACACTGGTTGTTACTATTTCTATGTATCGTTATAACGCTTCAAAGCGCTTCGGAGAACGCTTGAAACTGGCTGAATCGACTGGAAACATGCTTCTTCTCATGGCAGATCAACACTATGCCTTTGTGTTTATACGTTGAACATCGAAGCGCCATAGAATCGCTGATGTGGGGCTCTCAGTTGAAAACGGCAAAAAATGCAAAAACATTGAATAGTATCTGAGGGGCATGGTGGCAAAAATATATTAATAGATTATATCTCCTCAGAACCCGGCAACATCATATATAAAGGTATGTATTCACCAAGAAAAATAATATCAATCTGGCGGTTTCGGTTCTTAACCGCGCGGAACATTTCTTGTGATTTCACGATTATCACACTGGTTGTTACTATTTCTTTATATCGTTATAACACCTCAAGGGACTTCGGGATGAACTTGGAATCGCTTGAATCGGCTGAAAACATGCTTCTTCTCACGCCGGATCTCGGAAGCCGCTTATGTTTATACGTTTGGTCAATAAACACTATAGGATCGCTGATATGATGGTCTCAGAACGAATCGACAAAAAACGTGAAAGTGTCGGGTATCACCACAGATACACCGCTTTAATATTCTCAACACCACATACATTTTTAAACATATTTAAAATTATATTTTTTTCTTCACATAGAAGTGGACGAAATGATGCTCCCAACAAGTGTGAACTTTGGTGCCGGGTTGATACTTCAAAGTGACCTGTAACTAAACCGTTTTTGTATAAACGCAAATGAATCTGATAATCCAGTCCGACTAATCTTCTCCAAGTTGCTACCTGTCCTATGTATGTTATACTGAGATCATTATAATAATAATTATATTCCCATAACTTTTTGGTTATCTCTTTAACTGGAAGTTTAATATCAATTTCGAGCAGATTGTATTCAGGGGGTTCTTTTGTTCGTGCGAGTGCAATCTTTATGCGCCGGAATAAAAGTATAAGATGATATAAAAGTGTCATCTTATATCGTCATTGGCATCTATACAAGCTTTAGCAATAGCCCGTATTCGCTGCACCAATTCTTTGCAAAGCCGATCAAGCTTGTTTTCATAGGTAAAATATGGATAGGGAGCCAGAGCATGTTGTGATTCTGGCAATGTAACCAATACGGGAATACCATCGCAATTATACATCTTCTCCATTTTGTTCACGATCCAACAGGCAGGAAGCCCACGACTTTAGTCGTGGGATGAATGCCGTTAATTTTATATATCTAACAGTCGATACTATTATGTGCAAGGGCACTCCCTCCGGGAGCAAACGGTTATTATGCACATATCTACGGGCTGCCCTATCAACCAGCCTATCGCACTCCGCTTTGATTCTATTGGGATCAAAGAGATGGAAGGGCAAACCAATGACTTTAGTCGTCGGTAGTTGATCGTGCTGCTGGTTTCCGGGTTAATGCAAAACTCCCGGAATCTCCTCCTTGTAACATCGAAATTCTTGTAAGGAATACATGGGAAAATTCTACTACAACACCAAAAGCAAATCCTACACGGATTGTTGCAGAAGTGTCATTAATGGTTGATTCAGTAAACCCGGTTGTTCTACCAGATTTTACTACACGCATGCCCCATTCAGGTTCTACAATGTCGTATCCACACGGATAAAACCCGTATTTGGCTAGTTCAGACCCCCGACAACCTATCGAAGTTTCGCTCGACCCCGCAAAAAATAATCCCACAAAGTTGTGTTCGCGGGGTCGGACATCATCAATAAATTCGTTTACAAACCCGTCACAGGTAGATATAGTGCCAACGGCAAAATCAATCGTGTTTTCAATATCCGCAACCTTTTCGACACGGGTAGTCCTGCCAAATGCTTCCGCAACCCCGTTCAGGAACTTCACCACCCTATCAGCGATATTACAATCGGGCTCGTAATTCACCGGGAACAACTGTTGATGCCAGTAGTAATGACCGATAACATCATTTTCGCCCCCGCCGTCATAACGCCCGGGTTGTATCCACCGGGTATCTCCATTTTTCTGTTCTTCATGGGTTAGCATGGCATCTTGAGTTCCTACATGAGCATTTGTTCCAATATAGATGTTCCCGTCATCATCATGGAAAAACCCACCAAGGGTTCCTGCAGAAATATTCCAATGTCCCATTGATACTCCTTTAACAAGGGGACGGTGTCTTCTTGTTCTTAATGCACGAACAACCCCGATTTCAACGACATCAGTTTGAACTCCATCTACTATCATTGGAATCAAGTATTTTGGATGTAACAAGTTTCTTGCCACTTTATGTCTTACATACACCCGGATACATGGAGTTTCTTCATGTGTTTCTCCACCAATTATCTTCGGCATATATTCTTCTGAAATGCCGTTCACATTTGGGTATTTTTTAAGTTCTGTCCATATTTCTTTGAAATTAGATATCATTTGTATCACTCCTTTATATGGGTTTCAGCTACTTTCGCCCCTGTTCTTGTTAATTTCCATCGCCTCAACCTATGAGGTTTTTTTGAGGTTGTATGTTTGGGTTTAACATGCTTGAGCATACCAATTAATCGGAATGCTCGAAGTGCATTAGGGGATGTTTTTATTCCAACTTGTTCTAAATCTTGAAACATAAATACATTTTCAGTCCCGAACTTCAAATATATTTGGACTAAAACGTCTATATTCTTTTTTCTGGTCAAATATCCACCTCTGGCAAAGCCTAATACCCCGTCTACATAAAGATGTTGTCCTTTATCCAAATGTTTGGGAATGTGTTTTGGCCATCGAGCTATACATTTGTATGGTTGCAGGTGTTCTGGCACTCGAATGGGTATTCCGTGTCGTCTGAGTGCATAGGTAATGGTTGATTCACCACAACCAATGGTTGCAGCTATATCTCTTGTTGATCTTCCATCTGTTATATATTCTTCGTATAACCACTGTTTATCTTCCAGTTCTGGTATCTCTTTCCAAGGTTTTCTTACCGGAATACCGAGTTTTTTCATTAAATTCGATATATAGGGTTGTGATACACTACATTCTTTAGCTATTTCAGAAGTCGTTTTTCTGAGTCCCCAATATGAATCCCACAAATATAACGCCGATATTCCCATAATTTCATCCTGTTATTTCATCAAGTGCTTTAGCAAGTTCGGGGTTCCGAACCCGTAATTCAACAGCCCTGCCCCACCGATAAGCTGGTTCACGAACTGGTAGTTTATGTCTATGTAATGCCAGATTAACTGTAGAACGAGAACAGCCAAGTATCTTGGCTATTTTGTGAATAGATAAGTTTTTAGTGATATAATGGTCATACACCCATTGTTTATCATGTAATTCGGGGTATCCTTCTGCATAACGATTGTGCCGGGTAGGAACTCCATATCTTCGAAAATCCCGTGATATTTTTGCTGCAGATATGTTAGTTTCTTTAGATATCCATTTTATCGGTTTTTCTAATCCCCAATATACGTCCCACAAATAAGATTCGGTAATTGTCATGTCCTATTTGCCTCCATTACAGGTAAAGGACATTCATCACACGAACCGCCCCAATTATCATCATGTCTGCATACATATCGTGATACTTCATCTTTACGATACGGACATTTTCTTTTATCAACAACCAGAATATACCTCGGCGGTCTGAATTTATATGTCCTTTTTACAACAGGAATCTGGTTGCCTGTTACTGGATTATTGATATATTGTGTCATTTTGAATTCCCAAATGTCACAAATGCCTGCCATTCAGAGCCGTCTTCATTTTTTAACGTGATCTGATTATGCGAAAATTCGTTTACAGTCACGGTCTGTATCCCAGTTCCACTACATACAGGACATGGTTTTGATATCTCCGTCCCTGTATATCCTCTTCCTGTATCAACATAACCAGATGCGAATATCGTAGATACTGCACCTGTTCCATTACATACAGAACACCTGATTTTCATACTGTAGGTTTTCATTCCTTCCTCTCCTTTTCCGGGATACAATCGAAGCAAGCTTTTCCGAGACTATTAAATTCTGTACGATATCTACGACATTCAGCGGTTTCGCCGCAATAATCGCATCGCCCAATGAATCTATCCGGTTTCATTCTTCTTCCTCCACAATACGGGAAACTTCTGATATCAAGTTTCGGTGGTTCGTATTCGTATTCATCAATCCCGATATATACATCATCATATCGCGTTACCTGTCGTCCGTGCATATGATCTGTATGTAACGTGATTTCAAGATCGCCGTAATTAGATATGACGTCTTCTAATCTCTTTATTAATTCGGATGTTTTCATTCTTCTTCCTCCATTGGTAATTCAAGAATCTTTTTCCATCCCGGAACATCTGTCTTTTCTGAGCCCGCCCATCCTTTATCAATTGCTTCTTGTATCTCGGTTTTAATAATCTCTTTTTTACGGTATGATAATGTATCCCAACTGTCGGTAAGGACTTGAATAGCCAGTCCCGGCATCATTGACCTGCGACCCAATGAATATCTAAAAAACCCGATCAGAATCATCCATTGGTCAATATCTCTACAATCCAGTTTCATTTATACCTCCTCCATACTGTTCCCCATTCAGAGAACACCTTAACGAATTTCTCCGTATTCTGCCCCAAATAAAAAATAGCTGATGGAAACGGTGCAGAATGGTTGTGACCACTAAATTTGAGCCTGCCTTGTATTGCACACCAAGGATATTTTGTAAGTAATGCAAACCACCGGGTATCAGTTCTCGCTGGAACCAATACAATCGCTTCTGTCACATTTCCAATGTTGTATTCATAAATTACCTTTTCAATCCATTTTTTTATTTCTTTTCCATATGGTGGGTTCATGTAAACCCGTCCATACCAGTTTTGTTCCAATCCGTTGCTCCATTCTGTATAATACATCTTAGCCGGAACAGGTGCAAGTACTAAAGGTGAACACGGATCGAGATCAATCATTCCCATAACCTGCAACACTGAATCTATCAGTTCTGGTGGGGTTATCCAGTCTGATTTCTGTGAAGTCATCATACCTTTATGTTTGTTCATATGTCAATCTCCGCATCATTGATATAATAATCATTTATTTCACGAATAGACGGTTTAAACTTCAATTTAAAAGATGCGTCATATTCTGCCTGTAATTCAACCGCTCTTTGAAACGCTTCATCACGATTTGAGTGAAACTCTTGTAACTCAGTATAAGCGCTGATATTGATATCGTGTCCTCTGATAATGGGAATAACAACCACTCTGACACGGTATTCTACTTTTTTACCTTCTGAATGGTGAGCTTTACTTAATACAATGGTTCTCTTGTATGTTGCTGCATCCAAAAGATACATCTGTTCTTTTATCGCCGTTTTAAACTCTTCAATAGTCCTGATATCATCAATACATCCTTTTAACAGCGATTCAAGCCGTTTTCTATCGAATTCGTGATAAATTTTATCTCTCGCTGCAGGACTATAATCGGATAGCATCATGATATTTCGTATCTCCTCCTGTCTTTAAACTCTTGTTTTTTCGCAACGTTCCATCCACCGCCCTTATCTGAGCCAACGGCGCTTATGTAGCCGGTTATTCTAGAGTACAGTTCTACGTTATGACTTTTACAGGGACATACTCTTTCCCCACACACATCACACACATTCATCTCATACGATACTGGCTCGGCGCATGTACAAACTCCATCAGCTTCGCACATTTCGGTTAAGAAAGTGCTGGATTTGCATACAGGACATGCTCCATCTTCTTCTAAATCGGTATCTGAAATGATTAATAAACAATCTGAACATTTATATCGCGTCATAATTTAATCTCCGAATCGTAAATATTGTATTTATCCATCTCTTTTTTCGTTGGTTGAAACCGGATTATCCGTGCTGCAAGATGTTGTGACTGCAACCATGTTGCCCGTTCAAGTGCAATTGCACGCCCCGGCATCCCGTCTAGATCATGCGAATTAGGGGTTGCTGGATATTCTTCTGATATTTCTGTCCATGCACCATCACGATATTCTGTATTACCAATAACGGGAACTACTATTAGATCCACCCTGTATTCGACATGACCGAAATACGATTTACCTTTCCGAACAGTAACCGTTTTATTATATTCAATACCTTTAATAATATCCAGTTGTTTTTCACATGACCAGATATATGCCCGAATCTGTTCAATATCCTGCCGGGCATTGGTAATATACCCATTAATTCGCTTTTGGTCGTATTCACAACATACACGATCAATAGAGTTACGTCCATATTCGTTCCATACTGACATACAATTATCTCCTCACATGACGTTCATCAGTCCAAGGCTGTGACCGTTTAATGAATTCACATTCTACAACTTTACACCAGAAAATCATCACCGGGCGGTTCATATGTCCGTGCCAATCTCTTGTAATTCGGGGGAGTGCATTCTGACACTGGTTACAATCTAATGGTGATATCATTTTTCTACCCATTATTACCACCTCAATATTTGTGCATCTCCTATGCAGCCCATTGATAAAAGGACGCTCCGCAATTCTTCCCCTGTTGGTGGATCAATACCGTCAAGACGGGCAATTTCATCCATTGTAACTTCACCCTTCGTTATTTGTAGAGCAACAACTATATCGGAATATACATCAAACCCTTCGTCATCAATACGGATGTCAATAACTTCGTTCAGTGTGAAATATTCCGTCCTGAAACTCCATTTGCTTTTGTATGGTGTTCCCTCCCACCCATGAAATGCCACCTGATCGCCTATTTTTAACTTCCAACCTTTTCGTATCGTTTGCCGAATAGTCCCGTTTATGACACCCTGTATCTTGGGTTCATAAGTTAAAGGTAGAAACCGTTTCATTCAAACCGCCTGTGTTGGTCTATTTAATCTCCAATACCATTCCAGTTTGGATTCCAGTTCATGCACCCGGTTCATCCAATATTGAATCTCTTCTTGTTGGGTTTTTAACCGTATCTGCGCCCATTCAGGCAATTCTGTTTCATCGGGTGTCATTTTTTCCTCTATTTATTCTCTTGATATTTCAAACTCTATTTTAGTAATTCTATCCAATCCAGCAATAATCACATCAGATATCGCTCTACTAAGCGAATTTGAAATGTGTTCAATATCGGTGTTTAATTTACAATCATACGCTATTATACACCCATCTATCACAGGAAATTCATTTCTTACCACAACTTCTCCCATATCGTTAATAAACGATATTTTGAGGATAAATTTCTCTTCTTCCTTTGGAAAAAGCATTTTTGTGATTTTATTCATTCTTCACCCACCTTTGGAAATTCAAACCCGCGTGATAAACAATAACACCAATGTGTCACTTCTCGTGTTCTACAATAAATCCCTTCTCTGACAATCCGATATATCCCCGGAGTTATGAATTGTGGAGAATTTTTATCCCCTGCTGCATATCGTAGATACCCGACCACTACACCCCTTGGAATACCTTTGTTTTCAAGGGGTTCGAGCAAACACAACACATATTTTCGTTCAGGAGGTAACTTTCCGCCCAATACAAATTTTATCCAGTCTTTCATGCTATCATCCTCTCGTCACGATACCCGGTGCTCCAATCTTTGCAGCCCGGCGGTTCCATTGTTTCATTAGGTGACTCCCACCCTACCAATTTATGCCTGTGATACTGACAATACCAAAAAGTGATTGTCTTACTGATGATATGCTCATCAAGATGCTGGCATCCATACCTGCAGGGTTTAATCATCATTCTAATTCCACATCATCTGATTTTACCCATAACAACCCTTCTATCCCGAGATCCACCAAGATATCCCCCCCCGTTTCATCTTTTTTTCTTACCATACCCGTCTTTTTTGAGTATTTTGTTTTTATTACTACTTTATCTCCCCGGGTTATCACCGGGGTTTTGGGGTTCGGTTTAATGCGTTTCCATCGTGTGTGAATTGCACTTTTTGTTCTTTTTTCTCCAAATGTTTTTAGGTATGCAGTAATAGCTTCATCACGGGTTCTACAGTTTTTAATAGTCTGGTCTTCTTCCTGCGTCCACTTTATAGGGTGGTCTACAGTTGAAACTTGAATATCTGTAACAACCGCTTGTTCAGAAGATGATGGTTTTGAAATAGTTACAGGAGTTAAATCAACCCCTGATATTAATTTTACAACATCTTCTACCAATTCGCACGGTATAAACCGATTTTCTTCAACAGAAACAACCTGTTTTTCGCCTGTTTCTTCATTTACAATGATTTTTATTGTTATCATCATGTTTTAATCCTCTTCATAGGTTTCGATTTCTGCCCATTTATAGCATAACTTCATATGTCCTTTTCTCGCTGATTCCGGATCGTTATAGCCTTTGGAGTCCATTTCTATCCAAGACTTTGGAAGCCTCATTCCACATCCACAATGGCACACTTCATCCTGCAGTTTGAACACCATTGTTTCGAAAGTTCTCCCCACACCGATTTCTTCTGCTTCTTTGCTCAATTCTGTCCTGAAATCTCCCACTGTCGATATGACATGATCTCCCACTTCTGTTCTCATTCTGAACTTGCATCTGTCAGCACCAATGAAGTGCCCGGGGTATCCCCCCCAAACCCATTCGCTTTCCGGTATCCTCATTTTATTACCTCTGCATTATCAAAGTATTCTCCATATTCAGCAGAATAAGCGCCAAATCGTTGTTGGGTATGCCTAATAAGGAATTTATGGCAATTATCAATCAATTCTATAATCAACGTATCTTCCTTACCATCGGCTGTTCTCATTACTCTGCCCGCCGTTTGTATAGTTGCGATACTACTTGCTCCTCCTGCAGCATTGATATACTGAGATGCTGCAGGGATATCTACACCTTCACGAAGTAAAGTCGAGATTAAACACCTGATAACCCCGTCTTTAAATGCTTGTAGCATTTCTTGTCTGTCAGGGCTTGTTCCGTGTATGAAATATGAATCAGGTATCAGTCTGTTCAGTTTTTTTCCGTGTTCGATGTGCCGGACATTTATAAAGACAAGACGACCCTCTTCAAGCCCTTTTTGAGCTTCACGTGCAATTATTTCGTTTCTGGCTTTGTGATGTGTGACACCCATTTTATAGACTTCTGAATACCTTGCATAATCCCCGATTGTATGTGCAGGATACGGCACTTCATACAACCGGAATTTAGGTTCTATAAGATACCCTTTTTCTACCAGTTCTGTGAGTTTCAATGTATGAATAATCTCTCCTGCAGCACCAAACAGCATTTTGTCTTTTCCGTCTTCTCTCCGAGCAGTAGCCGACAATCCAAGACGCCATCTTGCTCCGATATTCATGGCTACACTATAGGCTTCGTTTGCAGGGGTTGTGTGCACTTCATCAAAGATAACAAACGGAAAACTAAATCGGTATCCTTTCTTTACGAGTCGTATCAATGACTGCACCATAACGACTGCAGGACGTTCTCCGGTAACTTCTTCTTTGTGTCCCGCGCCATACAATACCGGGGATATCTTCAATAACCTTTCTATCTCGGATTTCCACTGGTATAATAACTCCTTCCTATGAACCACCACTAAAAACGGGGTGTTTGCCATTGTTGCAACCCTGAGCGCGATTGCAGTCTTCCCGGCGCCTGTAGGGATTTGTATGGTGCACCAACCATTGTTCTCAATAATTTTATCAACAATTTCTTGCTGATATGGTCGTAACCTCATTATTTTATTATCCCACTGAATCCCGAGAGTTTCAGTTTTGGGCACAGATACAACAACAGAATGGATTATTACGCCCGATGATCGTAGATAATCAATAACAACTTTCAGATACCCAATAGGAAAATACCAAGCACCATTTTTTGCTTGTTTGAACAGTCTATACCGTCCATCCCATTCGCCCGATTTATAGGTATCCATCCATTCGAAGCCCTGTACATAATCTGATAAGACCTCGTCCAAATCATTGATAACTTCTGCAGGAAGTTTCCCAGACACCATATTTATGAAACAAAGCCCGGAACCTTGGGGATTGTTGATTCGTGCCATGATTACCATAGTTCTTCAATCTCCTCCTCATAGGTTGTTTCAGATAAAACCTCTTCTTCCTCTTTTTCTTCTATCTCACCACCTGATATCCATTCTTGGAGTTTCGCGCCCATTTCAATCGTAGGTATAAATTCGTGTCCCATCGGGAGTATATTTATTCTTGTTTTGCTCACTATTGCATAGTTGTCTTTCCCATCAAACGTCATATCGAGCGCAACATCTGGCTCATAATCAATTCCTTGTCGGAAAACCGGGCCTATACCTAGTTTCTTAGGAACCGCTTTTTGGTTGCTATCAATAACGACCTCATATTGGGTTTTTGCTCGAATCGTGAACAATATATGGATATCCGAGTAAACCAACAGATTTATGAATCTCGTATATTCCGGGGTTACTTTATTCCATGCAGTAAAAGAGTTGCCTGTTTGCCGGGTATATTTTTCGTGGAGTTCCAATAAAGTTCTCCATACAGGAGTTATAGAATCAATAACCAGAACATCATATCCTGCAGCTATTGCACCTTTTATCATCTTATCCATTTCATCAACAGATACCTTTTCAGAAGGGATAGCAACATCAAAATCCGTCAAATCGGCATACAATTCGCTACTTTTGTTCTCGGAATCGATAACCGCAATTTTCCCGGTTTCCCCTGCGATCCCGCGTGCCAAAAGAAGGGATGAGTAGGTTTTCCCACTCCCACTCGGCCCGACTATCCCCATTTTCAATTTCTTCTGATGTCGAACACTCTTTTTGAAAACAACCATAAGATCACGCCTGTTTTACGCCAATCTCATATAACGACTTAGCCTTCTGAATACCCAATTCTATGGCAGTTTTCGTATATCCCTCGCCAATTCCGGCTTTCTTAAGCTCAGATGATGAGAGCATGGTTGGCGTTTTATTCACCGTTCTGCAGAATTCTACTATTTCTTCTGCAAGTTCCCATACAACACTCGCTTTAAGACTTTTGTCTTCAGTCTTCGGGGGTTCGTGCGTTGGCTCCTCTGACTTCGGTTCTTCGGGTTTGGCTTTCTTCTTTTTCTCTGCTTCAAGAAGTGGTTCTGTCCAAGGCTCTGTTGATTCAGACTCCAATTCTGTGATACCGCCTACTGCAATATATACAGGCAATGTGCGATCTCCTTCTTTGGTAAACCTCTCAGAAATGTTCATTACATCCCCGGTTGCAAGAATATTTCTACCTTTTAGACCCATCTGCAGGAACTTTGCCTGCTCTTCTGGATTATCAGACTCTTCTATAGCATCATCCAACAGAACACCGATATCAGTTAAACCGATATAAGGACGACCCTTTGCCTGCGGATTAACACGCAGGTTGATTGTAACCAGAGAATCATATTCAAGCACAATCTCGGCTACCAGCTTGTTATCTACAAGCAGAGGTATCGCATTGGCTCTTTGACCGTCTGCATCCTTGTTATATATAGGGTTCACCCATGCAATCCGGCCTTTTACCATCACAGGATGCCCTGCACCAAGGTAGTTGTCGAATTCGCCTTCATCCCGGATAGTTAAAGCACCTGCAGCAATCTTTGATAAATCCCTCACAGGCTTTGCATCAACCAATTCGAGCACTTGGTAGTTATTAAACTGCTCATTATAATTTGCTTTTATTCGTGTGATATGTGGGCCTGCAGGGATTGTAGATGACCTCCATGAAACAACCTTCTCTTTTGTCCCGTCCTTCTTAACGAGAACATAAGATACAGGCAACCTCATACCGGCTTTGTCACACCCACCAAGTGTAAACCCGGTAAGTTCTTCCGCATCTTCGGTTTCTGCAACCGTGCGGAGTTTGCCCTTTATAAAAGAAACAATCGTGGGCTCGCTGTATCGATTTTTATATTTCTCGAACAACTCATCAAATATCTGCTCTGCTTTACCGCTATCAACAGCCGCCCATTCGGGGGTTGCTTCTAGCATTTTTAGGACTTTCTGTTTCTTATCGTCCATTTTTTCGAACCTCTGTTTCAAACTGGTTTTTCCCCTCCCCACTTTTGCGGCTCATCGGGGATCGCTATCTGTGCATATTAGTATAGACTCTATGAATATATAATACCTTTTACAACCCAAAATCGCTCAACGTTTTGACCGTAGGATCGACATCAGCCCACGTTAAACCGATATCTTGCAGGATTGGTTCTATAGGTGATCTTATGGTTTTCTCCATCATGAGTTCGTAATTCACAATGAACACAGATGGCAAATCACCGGGATATTCGGTTGATACAACGTCTGTTTGGGGATAATCCCCGGTAACTGTTTTTATGAATATTTTCTTCGGTTTGGAGCCTTCACCAAGATGTTCTCCAAAATGTTCGTTGGCATATCGTGCTCCTCTAATGTGTTCGTCTTGTGTTAAGTATTCGTCCATATCTTTTTTAATCCCCCGAGGGATAGCTATATCTTCAAGACTGACTTCACCGCGTCTAATTTTCGTTATTACCCTTGATACATATTCCTTTATTTCTGCCGGATCTACTTCATTCAACATCATATCAAAGACTTTTTGTTGGGTTTCTTTTGTTATTCGTGGATAATTGCTTCTTTTGAGTTCATAACCGACAATTTCAGTTTTATCTACAAACTGACCTTCTTTCCATACAAGAAGCCCGGCATACCGTTTTTTGCCTACCTGATAATACCGTTTGTATATCTTCTCTAATTTTATTGAAAACCAGTGTTCATCGGCTTTTAATTCTTGTTTTGCAAAAGAATCATAACTTGAATTGATTTCAGACGCTAAAAAATCACCTATTTCAAGAACAGATTTTAAATCTTCCACATCTATTTTTACCATCGTAGAATCCGTATCTCCATAAACCACTTCGAATCCATACGATTCAATGACATTTTTTGTATGCCGGATTATTTTTCTGCCTGTAGACGTTATTGCTGCAGATATTACTCCATCAAACAACCGGAACCCTACATGAGCCGATGCCCCGTATAAGCTGTTCATCACGATTTTCACGGCATTTTGCTGCAAGTCGTATAAAATATACTCTTCTGAATCGTATCGGGTTTTATCACGCATGGCACGCTTCTCTGACCGTTCTGTAAGCAACTTCAATGTTACCTCTTTAAACAACCCGTCCGGTGTTTTTCGGAACCTTGCTCCTGTCGGTGCAACAAGTTCTCCTTTTGGATCTTTTGTTTCCGGGGATGCGTTTAATGTCATCATTGCCATCGGATATAACGATTTTATATCAAGAACCACCACATTTTTCTGTAACCCTTTTGCAGGATCGAATATCAACGCACCTTCAAACTGTGGTTCTAATGCCCGCTTTTTTGATGGTAATACGTATCTACCTTTTGCCTGCCGTAATAACAGCATATCCAGTAGTTTTGTAGAATATAATGAATCTTCAATACAACACCCGACATACCCCGATAACTGCTCGAAAAACTCAATAATTCTGCGTTTAATATCGAGTTCTCTACAGATTTCAACATCTCTGAGGTTGTATTTAATCAATTCCTCGGGGTTCCAACGCCACAAATCCCAAACATTTACCCGGCGTTCAATTTTCGAAAACCCAAGTTCTTCTTTTGCTATTGAATCCAGTCTGTATGATTCGCGTTCTCCATCCACTATCGTTAATTTCTTGAATGCAGGCAACAAATCAAAAACTACCCGTCCTCTGATATCTTGTTTTTCTCTTGATATTCCGGGGATTCTGCCGAGTTTACCGGGGTCGATACCCAAATGCTCCATTCTGTCTTTTAGGTATGGAATATCGAAATTCGCAACATTCCATCCTGTTATGATATCGGGATTTTTTTGTTTCAAATAATTAAAAAGTCCTGCTAACATCTCTTTTTCAGTTTCAAACGACAACACAATATGGTTTTCAGAAACCGCGTCATGATCATCACCTGATAATATGAACGTCATATATTCGGCATCAAAAGAATCAAACACCGAAATACAAAGTATTTTGTGGTGTTTTGGCACAGGGAACCCTTGCGAATCGTCACATTCAATATCAAGATAACACACCCGTGATAAAGATTTCAAAGTTGCGGGATAGATATTATCAGTATGTATCGTGTCTGAACCGCTATATTCTATTGCAGTAGATATTCCTTTATCAATTAAGAATCTGTTCGTGAACAATACATCAGCTTCATAATGGTGTCGCACCTGTTGTCTCAAATCATAGATATCACCAACGGCACGCGGGAGCACTTTTACTACCTGTTCTCCATCAATAGCCTGATACAAAGTTGGTTTATCAACAATCCCCTTCAAATTGGGTGCATCTTCAATAGAAACGTAAAAATAGGGTTTAAACCCCTGCACTTTTATATGGCATGCCCCACCTGATTCATCACGACCAAATAGGTGTATAACGTTTTTAGCAGCCGATTCTGCTTTTATAACGCTCATTTTTGCCATATCATTACCCCTGTTATTAGGGTTGATAACCATAAAAGGATATTGTTATACATCTCCATACTATAATCACCAAACTTCTCTTAAAGTCTTCAAAGCCATGATTATCAAAGGTTTTCGAAAGTTTTCGAGTCCCGGGTATCTAACTTTTGTAAAAGTTACCTGCAGCATGATCACCGAACTTTTTTAAAAATCTTCAAATCATGGGTATCAAACCTTTTTTAAAAAAGTTTGAAGATCATTCTTCTTTGTTTTCCTCCAACATCACCGGGATTTCGCCTGTTAAGAGTTTCTCGGCTATTATGTCATATTTTTCTCCATGATTAATAGACCGGGAATTATGCTCAAAATATCGTGTGATATCATTGTAAAGCTCGTATCGGGTGAAGTTTTCAGGGTTTAATTCACCCACTTCAATGATGTATTTTGCCAGACGTTTTGAACCTGTTATTCTTTGCAGCACTTCAAACACACCATCTCTGGTAAAATGCCTGTATCTGTCTTCAACGGCAATTCCAATGAGAGTTTCTATTCTCTGAATTATTTCTATACCCGATGTGAGCAATCCAAACGATTTCTTCACTTTTTCTTCAAAGTCGCCAATGTGTTTCACCGAAAAAGACGCTTCCGGTATTACGGTCTTAAACATCATACCGTTTGTGCAGATAACCTTGTAGAAACGTGCACCACCGGCTAAGCTACCCCTGCCATCAATCGAATGATTAACAAAGGCGCCGGGATAAATCCCCTGAGATGTGTTGTCATCGAATGTGTGATCAGGGAACATGAAGTTCAACCTCATTTTAGGGCCTGTTGTCTTTATTGTTCCCTTAATATGCAGGTTTGGAAAATGTTCTGTGATGAACCCTGAAACCATCTCTGCTACTTCATAATGCTGAACCAGTTGATATTGGTCTGTAGCATACCCAAAAAATTGCTGCGATCTCTGCCCTATCAAGGCATTCCTGCGAGCAAGTGGGTGAACCTCTTCTGACCCCTCCGGTAATATAAACAGAGGTTTTTCATCGACCAATTCAACGTCTGCCCGGACAATGTCTACCATTTCTCCGAGCCCCTCGAACTTATATGTTCTGGTTTCCATTTGTTTCACCTATCCCCTTTCGGGGAAATACTGCCGGATTGGTAATGAACCAATCCTATCCCTACAAGGGAGCAGTAATAACTTCCATCGGTTCTCCTTCTCCATTATCAACCAATGCCCTGCCTTTTCTATCAAAGGCAATAGGTTCATAATTGTTGGTTCTTAACTGAATAACAACAAACGGATCAGGCTTTACTGATGGTATTTTTTGCCATTCTACCCCGTATTTTTCGAATTTCGGGGACATCCCTTCTTCTTTACATACCCAGAGCATGTCATTAAACCATCCTTCGAGCATATAGATATTTTCACAATCCCACGTCATTATTTTTAACGCCGTAGATTTGAGAAACTCTATAGTTTCAACCCGTTTTGCCTGTCGTTTCAGTGCACGACCTGCCGCCCGTTTTTGTGCCCTATCCATGTTTATCCGCTCCCTGTTTTTCCAATAATATCTGTTAGATTTTACATTTGCACATGATTTGCAGATATATGATATCCCTTCTGGCNTTGTTCCATCTCTGTGAAAATAAGAGATAGAATAAGAAGTTTTGCACTTGTTACAAGTTCTTGTTTTTTCTTCGGTCATAATCCTCTTCTCCTCCTCCTTCTGTGATCTTCTTCTGTTTTTGTGACTCTCACCAACTCTACATACTCGTTTTCCCACCGGTCACGAATATCTTGAAAAAACCGCAATTCCGTGGAATTACGGCTCCTGATGATTTGTTGGTGTATTCTCCCGAGCATTTGCTCAAGATACCTAATTCTATCTCTATTCGTCATTGAATATCTCCTCTCTCTTTAAGTCCTCATCCCACAGGCTAAGCCCGTGTCTTAAACACACATCTATACTTGCGGCGATTGCAGCTTCATCGGAAATGACATCATGAGCCATTGCCCCGATTTCATGAGGATCTGGCATTCGTTCTGCCTTCTCCTCTGCAAGTACCTCTTTAAATTCGTCCAGTAGTCCGGCTTCCGTTATCCGGTCAATCCGTGCCGCGTGGTGCGGCCAGTTTTCAAATATGAACCCATTCATTACAGATACAATGCTTCGCAACTGTGACCGATTCGCCATAAAAATAGCAATACCAGCCGGGATTCGACATTGAACCTGCAGAATGTCTACAGTTATAGCAACATTCTGCCTCCCCATAACCCGCAGGCAACTTCCCAAACATCAGTTTTCCTCCTCTTTGCCTGAAGCCGCTTCTTTCAATTCTGCAAGTGTCTGCCACGGCATCACCATGATTGCCCGGCTTTCGTCTTCCATCAGTGCCATATCCTCGAGGTATCCGAGCCAATATGATATCGCCCGTTCCTCAATCATGTTCGGTGCGTTATGCAGCACCCGCTTCAGTTTGTCTACGACATCCTGAAGTTCTTCCATTGCCTCTTCAAAGGCAAAAATGGTTTCTTGGTTCATTATTTAGCCCTGATATCCAATTATCTCCACGAAATTGTCTTTTTCGTGCAGTTTTTCAACAAATTTCGCCCGCAATTTCTCTGTTCTAAAAAACTTCTGCTTTATTTCAAAGCAGAAGTCTTTTTTCGAGATTTCGCTCCATCTCACACCATGCTCCATTTTTATTCCCCCTGTCTTGGTTGTGTAAACCGCCCATACATTGCAGGCAGCAAACAAGCCGCCTGCCCATATACGAGTTCATGCAAGAATCTGTGTTGCTCCTGCACGTTGCGTTCGACTGCTTTGCACTCGGCACGCCTGTGCCGAGTTTGTCTGTTGTCGTGTCTGTATAATTTAGTAGCTTTAGCCATTTACTCCCACTCCTGCGCTTAAAATCTCCGTTTCCAAGGCAGTAAGGTATCCATCTGCTTTAGTGACAGTGGTGTTCTGTGCACCTGTTCACCTGCATCGGATTTCACCCTCCACATACACACCTGCGTGTATAACGACTTCCTGAAGTCGCTTCTTAATCGCTGGTTGTACCCGGTTTTCAGGAGTTTCTCAAGCCCGTGTATGTGCTCCTCATCGATTCTGTGCTGCACTAACTCTTCTGCCAGTGCCTTGACACCTTCTTTACCAAGCACCTTCCAAATGTACTCAGTATCCCAGGTTCTTAAGTATTCAATTTCTTGGTCAATTTTTGCCATTTCGTCCACCTACTCCGCGTATTCCAGCACCGTCACATTTCCAATGTAGCCCCTGCAGAACCTGTTTTCTGCAGTTTCTACAATCACCTGTGTCAGTGTTGTTTCAACAACCACACCCACAACTCCAACACCGTGCTTGGCAACCATGCCAATATGCACTTTGTCGCCGGTCTTCACCTGTATCTGTTTCGTCTCCATTTTGTTCAACTCCTTTAGGTTTACAATACTAACTGTGTAGTCAAACTATATAAAGGTTTGCACTATCGAAAAATGAGTGGTCACACGGAACCAGTATCAAAAAATGAATTGG